GACTACTTATGTTCTTATATGGTATGATTGCAATATTTATAGGTGCAGTTATAGCTTATAAAATTATTAATATAGTACAACAAAAAGAAAAACAAAGGATAGAAAATGAAAATAGGAAACACCCATATAATTAAATTTACTAAAGAAGATATAGAACAAGTATATCTACAATCACACAGGTGGGATACTTGGGCAGAAATAAAATTAAAAAGTGGCAGTGATATTAGATGTCATAGTACAGAATTAGATATGATAATAAAAGATAAATATAAATCTTATGTTGCTTTTTGTACACACACTCACTATTGGGTATCTAATAATAATGGAGAAGATATAAGTGTATAGTATATACTAACCCCCCCTGCATTGACAGGTAATCTTATCACAAATTTTAATATAATTCAATAAGACATATTGACACAAGCGTTAAAAAATGTTACAAGATGATAATTAAAAGGAATAAAAATGGAAAAAGCAGTATCACAAATACGAGATAAAACACCAGAAGAAAAAATATGGATAGGTATTATTCAACAAGCATTTGAAGATGCATTTAATTTAAGTGGATCAACTAATATATATCAAGCAGATATTGATAAAGCAAGGAATTGGTTTTATACTAAAGATTGCTCTGACGCTTGTGAACACGCAGGCACTACTAAAGAATTTATACTAAAGTTATATAATAAACTTAATGATAAATATAAGACTGGACAAATAGATCAAAGTCAATTAAGATTTGCAATAAGAAGAATACATTTAAAGATATGAGAGATATTATTCAAGATAAAATAGATCAAGCATCTAATGACTACAATCGTACTAAAGATCCTAAATATAAAACTCTTTGGTATAAATTAATAAAGGAGCAATATGAACATAAAAGATTTAGAAAAAAAGATAGGTACACTATCAAACCCTAGTAAGATGCCTGCATTTGGTTGGGGTATATCTGCTAAACATTGTAAGACTGGCAGTAAGTTAGCAAAGATAAAAGGTACTATCTGCCATTCTTGTTATGCATTAAAAGGTAGATATGTATTTAGAAATGTATTTGATGCACATGAAGTTAGAAGAAAAGCAGTAGAATTAAATGAGTGGGTAGATTATATGTCAATGTTACTGACCATAAAATACAAAAATCTAGACAAATCAAAGAGATATCATAGGTGGTTTGATGCAGGAGATATACAATCTTTCTCACATCTAATGAAAATATTTGAGGTGTGTGAGCATACACCACAGATAAAGCATTGGTTAGCTACAAGAGAGTATCAATTTATTAAAGACATCAAGGAAGAAGATGTACCAAAGAATTTATGTTTGCGTGTATCAGCAATCAAAGTAGATAGTCCACCACCTAAGTTTTGGAAGTGGACATCTGGTGTACACAAAGATAAAAAACCAATAGGCAGAGAATGCCCTGCATACAAACAAAATGGCGAGTGTGGTAGTTGTCGTGCCTGTTGGAGTCGTAAAGTTAAACAAGTAAGTTATAAGGAGCATTGATGACAGAGCAAGAAAAAAAAGATTTAGTATTTGCAAGTAGTTTTTATTTATTTAAAAGTTTACCTAATCATTTTATAGATTGGGAAGAAGATAAATTAAACAAATGGATTGAAGAACATGCGTGGCAACCTTTTGAAAATTGGACAGGCGAAGACTTGTGGGTTGAAATTGAAAAACTAGCAGATGGAGTAAGAAAATATATAAAGGAGAATAAATGATAACATATAAATTTATAACACAAGATAAGTCGCAAGATATAGAGGCTATGAGTTTAAAAAAAGCTATGATATCTTTTAATACAAAAGCAGGTGATGCAAAAGAAGTAGTTGTAGAATGGAAAAGTAGAAAAAATAATATTAGTTTTTGTAAATATAAACTACCATACAAAACAAGAAAAGAAAGAAAAGGTAAGCTATGAGAATGATGGCATCTAAAAATAAAAGACCTATATTTGAAAATCATTATGAGTGGTGTAAAAAAGAAGGTAGAGATACCTCATGGTATGATGAATATATAAAGGGGGAATATGACATTCGTGTGGAAACATCCAAAGTATTACAAAGAAATGCGAAGAAACAATTTGACAAAAGATAAATTTTCTGATAAGGAGAAACACAATGAAAAAATACAAAATAAGAATACTAGCATACGGAGCAGAACTAAACGCAATAATACCATTTGAACAAGAGCCAACAATAGATCAACTTCACTCTAAGATAATAGAATATTTAAATCATAATCTATTTAAAATTGAAGAAAATTCTTTTATTAGACTTGAACATTGGACTAGCACAAAAAAAAATAAAGTTTTAAAGTATGATATATTTTATGAAGAAATAAAAAATGAATCACAGCCAGCAGCTTAATGTAATAAAAAGTTTGTCTTTACCTAAAGACATACAGACAAGAATGGATTGCCCATTCTGTAATAACAAGAATACATTAGCAATAGATACTACAGAAAATAAAATAAGTTGGTATTGTTTTCATTCATCATGTAATGCAAGAGGTAAACATCAAGGAGAAAAAGATATGCAATATGTACAAAAAGTTTTTCATGGTAATAAAACATTACACATAGAAGATACTGAATTTAATATACCAGATAGTTTTCAATCAATATATTCTAATGATAAAGCTATGCGTTGGCTAAGTAATAATAATTGTTGGGAGTCTTGGTCATGGGGTAGAGCAGATTTTAAATATGATGTGCAGCAAGATAGAGTTGTGTTCTTAATAAAAAATAGACATTCACATAAGATAGTAGGTGCAGTAGGTAGGGCATTAAATAAAAATGAATTTCCTAAATGGTATATGTATGGCAATAAAGATGTTCCATTTAAATGTGGCGAATGTGAAGACTCAGTTATTGTAGAAGATTGCCCATCAGCTTGTGCAGTTTCTAATATATTAACAGGTATAGCTATCATGGGTACAAAATTAAAAGCATTACATAAAAGTCATTTGCAACCATATAAAAATTTATATGTATGTTTAGATAGAGATGCTACAACAAAAGCATATGACATGGCAAAAGATTTAAGATCATCTGGATTTGAAAATGTAATTGTAAAACCACTTGAAGATGATTTAAAATATTATAACACAGAACAGATAAGGGAGATATTTTATGGATAAAAAAATGAAACAAGAGATACTGGATAGTTGGCGTTCTTGGAAATGGGATATATGGGAGTCTAATAGATCTACTTGGACTTCAAGAGATCAAGCTATAGCAGAAACAATAGATCAAATTTTATTAAAGGAGTTAGATGATAGAAAAACAAATGATTAGGCTTATGCTTAATAAAAAATTTTATACACAATACAAAGGGACATTATCTCCAACAGTATTTGCAGGAGACATAAGTTCATTGTATGAAACAATACAAAAAGCACATGAAAAATATGATGAAGATATAAAAGTTGATGAGCTATATTCTTTACATACTGCCATATTTAATCCTGCATTAACTCGTGCTGCCAAAGAAAAGTTTAGTGAATTAGTAGAAGACATAAAAGAAATTCAAGAACCAAGTAAAGAGATAGCAAAAGATATTATGCGTGTTTTATCTGATAGAGATCTTGCACAAAGGATAGCAGTAGAATCTACAGAAATATTTAATGGTAAGGAAGCTAACTTTAATGAAATAGTAACCATGATAGATAAACATAAGCGTGGTATTGACGAAGAAAAAACACCTGCTATAACTCATGATATAAATGATGTACTAACTTCTTTAGCAACAACATCAAGATGGAAATTTAATATACCAGTGTTAAGAGACAATGTAGGTGGTATTGGTGGTGGTAATTTAATGATTGCATTTGCTAGACCAGAGACAGGTAAAACTGCATTCTGGGTTAGTTTATGTGCAGGACCAGATGGTTTTGCAGATCAAGGTGCAAAGATACATGCTTTTATAAATGAAGAACCTGCTGTTAGAACACAGATGAGAGCAATATCATGTTACACTGGTATGACTAGAGAGCAAGTTATTGGTGATTTAGATACAGCACAATCACATTGGGATAATATAAAAGATAATATATTTATGTTTGACACAGTTGATTGGTCAATGGATGACATAGATGCACATTGTGAGAAACATAAACCAGATATGATTGTAATAGATCAATTAGATAAAATAAATGTTACAGGTACATATGCAAGAACAGATGAAAAATTGAGACAGATATATACAAGTGTAAGAGAGATAGCAAAGAGAAGAAGTTGTGCAGTGATTGCAATATCTCAAGCATCTGCTGATGCACACAATAGAAATAGTATTTCATTTGATCAAATGGAAAATTCTAAAACTGGTAAGGCAGCTGAAGCTGATTTGATTATTGGTATAGGCAGAAATGCTAACACTGATTTAGAAAATAAAATAAGAACTTTATGTATAAGTAAAAATAAAATAAATGGTTATCATGGTGAACCCGTGTGTACCATTAGAAGGGCGATAAGTAGGTACGAAGTATGATAACAACAGTTGATGTGGAAACATCTTGGCAAGTAACAAGTACAGGTGGATATGATCCATCACCATTTCATCCAGATAATATATTAGTAAGTGTTGGAATAAATGATGAATATTATTTTACAAACCATAGTGAAAAAATAGATAAGGGTTGTTATCATAAGATACAATCTATATTAGATAAAACAACTTTACTAGTAGGTCACAATATTAAATTTGATTTAATGTGGTTATTAGAATCTGGATTTAAATATAGTGGTAAAGTATATGATACTATGCTTGGTGAATATGTTTTAAACAGAGGTGTAAGAAAAAGTTTAACACTTGAAATGTCTTGTCGTAGAAGAAAGATAGGATCAAAAGATAATCGTATAAAAGAATTTACAGATAGGGGTATACCTTTTCAGAATATACCTGCTGATGTTGTTGAAGAGTATGGTAGAATAGATGTACAGATAACTAAAAAATTATTTGACTCACAGATGAGTGATCTAAAAATGGCTAAAAATAAGGGTTTATTGATGACTTTAAAGATGATGAATGAATTTTTAGTTGTGCTATCTGATATGGAAAGAAATGGAATCAATATTAATTTAGAAGAACTAAATAAGGTAGAAAAAGAATATCGTGCAGAGTTTGCATATTTAAAACAAAAGATAGATAAGATTGTTTATAAACAAATGGGAGATACTAAAATAAATTTATCTAGTCCAGAACAATTATCGTGGTTAATATATTCTATAAAACCTAAAGACAAAAAGGAATGGTGTAAAATATTTAATATTGGTATTGATAAAAGCACTGGTAAAAATAAAAGAAGACCAAATTATTCTAGACAACAGTTTAGAAATCTAGTTTCAGATAATACAGAAATTATTTATAAAACTATAGCACAACAATGTGTTGCCTGTCATGGTAAAGGTGTTATTAAAAAAATAAAAAAAGATGGTAGTCCTTTTAAAAATTACACTAAGTGTTCTGATTGTAATGGTGATGGTTATCTATACACAGAGATGGCTAAGTATGCTGGATTTAGACAAAGACCTAGAAGTGTATATGATATAGCAGAGTCTGGATTTAGAACTGATAAATTAACTTTAACTAAAATTGCTTCAGAAGCTGAAGGTGAGTTTAAAGAATTTATTGATGCAATAGTTAGGCACAATGCAGTGGATACATATTTAAATACATTTGTAGAAGGATTAAAAAATTTTACAAATGATAGAGGATTCTTACATCCTAAATTTATGCAAGCTGTAACTGCAACTGGTAGACTATCTAGTAGAGATCCTAACTTTCAAAACCAACCAAGAGGTAAAACATTTCCAATAAGAAAAGTTGTTACTTCTAGATTTGAAAATGGTAGTATACTTGAAGTAGACTTTGCACAATTAGAATTTAGAACAGCAGTTTATCTAGCACAAGATAAACAAGGTATGGAAGATATAAAAAATAAAATAGATGTTCATCAGTACACTGCAGATATTATAGGTGTGTCTAGGCAAGATGCAAAGGCACATACATTTAAACCTTTATATGGTGGTGTGACTGGTACAGAAGATGAGAAAAGATATTACTCTAAATTTTTAGAAAAATATAAAGATATAAAATTATGGCACGATACATTACAAAGTGAAGCTATTAGATTTAAAAGAATTAAACTACCAACAGGTAGAGAGTATTCATTTCCATATGCAGAACGAACACCTTGGGGTGGATCAACATATGGCACACAAATAAAAAATTATCCTGTACAAGGTTTTGCAACAGCTGACATTGTACCACTTGCTTGTATAAATATTTATAAACTTATGCAAGAACAAAAGGTAAAAAGTTTACTTGTAAATACAGTTCATGATTCTATCGTAGCTGATATTTATCCTGGAGAAGAAGATGTGATGAGTAAGATATTTAAACAGGGCACAGCAGATGTAATACCTGCATTAAAACAGTATTACAAAATTGATTTTAATGTTCCGCTTGACACTGACCTTAAAATCGGTAATGATTGGTTAAACATGAAGGAGGTCACCAATGACTAAAACATATAAGGTATACTACACAGCAGATGTGTGGGAATATAGAACTATAGAAGCTAATTCACCAGAAGAAGCTAAAGATAAATTTGAAAAAGGTGAATGGGGTGATGATAGTGAAGCAAAGCAAATGGGTATGGAAAATGTTAAAACAGATAAAGTAGAGGAGGCATAATGACCAAAGAAATAGACGCATTAGAGACAATGGATGATTATTCTGATGATCAGTATTCTGCTTTTTTAGAATAT